CGTGAATTACGCATTTTCATGCTACGTTAAAGATGCGGGCTACAGATACATACAGTTAATTGGAACTGCTGGCCAGTTTGGAACGTTTGCAATCAACTATGATTTGCAAACCGGCACTGAGACCGCATTTACCGCCGGAACCTCTACAGTTGTGAGTAGGGGAATAACGCCCGCTGGTAATGGCTGGTATCGCGTTTCAGTGGTGCTTACGGCAATCGGCACCAGTGCCGCCGCCAGAATTGGTATTAATGTTATTCCAGCCAGCGATTCAGTAAGAGGCGTATCGTGGGCTAGTGATGGAACTAGCGGCATATTGCAATGGGGCGCGCAGGTCGAAGCCGTCACCTACCAGACGCTGCCCTCGACCTACGTGCAGACGGTCGCCTCGGCCTACTACGGCCCGCGCTTCGACTACAACCCCGTCACACTCGCGCCCAACGGCCTGCTAATCGAGGAGCAGCGGGTGAACTTGATGACGTACAGCGACGGCACGGTGGGCTGGTCGGTTTCTCCGGGCGGCTCACTCGTTGTTACGGCAAACGCTGCCACTAGCCCGGCCGGGACAAGCAACGCTACAAAAATTGCCACTGGCGATACACTAAATAGCGGCCACTCTTTGTATAAACTTTTTTCAGGTGCCGTAAACACTGTTTACACCGGCTCTGCATACCTGAAGGCGGGCGAATATACCCGCGCTCAGATTAACTTTGAAAACAGCGCGTTTGCTAACCTTGCATACGGCGCTCTATTTGACTTGAGCAACGGGACTATTGTTGCAACTACTGCGTCAACAACTGCCACTATTACCAATGCCGGAAACGGTTGGTATCGCTGCACAGTCACGGCAACTTCTGACGCAGACGGCGGAAACTATGTTTTTGTGGTTTCGCCAAAGCCGGCAACCCAAACGACTTTCGGAGCCACTTACACCCCTGTCTCGGTCGGTTTGGGCGTATTCCTCTACGGCGTACAGGTCGAAACCGGTGCATTCGCCACCAGCTACATCCCCACCGTAGCCTCCACGGTCACCCGCGCGGTTGACGTTGCGTCGATGACGGGTACGAACTTCTCAAGCTGGTACAACCAGAGCGAGGGGACGATTATCGCGCAGTTTGTTGCAACCACAACAGGCGTCAATTCGACGGGCGGTAGCGACTTCCCGTTTGTGTACGACATTGACAGCGCAGCAGCACCTACGTCTGGGAATAGCTTACTTGTATCCGCTGGTTATGGCCCCGGCTGGAGGGCAGAAACCAGAGTTCTTGGTGTCACTCAGGCGGGACTTCAGGGATCTATGACGCTTGGAAATGCCAGCGTCCGCAAAATTGCATACGCCTATCAGACAAACAATTTTGCCGCCTCCGCGAATGGCGGCACGGTCAGTACCGACACATCAGGCACTCTACCTTCCCCCGACCGGATAGGTATCGGTTGCCAAAACTCAGATGGCGGCAACCCATTAACGGGCTACATCCGCACCATCACCTTCTACCCCTCGCGCCTCACCAACGCGCAGCTACAGGCACTCACCGCATGATCGACCTGTATCTCATGACCGCCACCGAAGCTGAAATGACTGCCGCGCTGCTGGCTGCGGGTGTCATTGACGATGAAGGCAACCCGGTGTCTGGCGTGTCGCTCGATCACATCGGGCCATTCAGCCGCGTGACGGGCTATGACAAGGCCGACGAGCCTATCGTGGTGGACTACCCCGGCTGGCACACCAACCTGCGCGGCAACTTCAGCGACGAGCAGCTTGCCGAGTTGACACCGTTGAGCGTCGAGCCAACAGTTCCCCATCGCGTGTGGGCGTAATCGGATCTATTTAAAATTATAAATAGATTAAAATAACAACGAGGTTAAAATGAAACTAATTACTGAACTTACTGAAGATGTAACAGTTGTTACCGAAGCCCGTGAAGACGGGAAGAAGAATATGTACATCGAAGGAATCTTCTTGCAAGGTGGTATCAAGAACCGTAATGGTCGTATGTACCCAGTAGAAACCCTTGCCAAGGAAGTAGAACGTTACAACGAATCCTACGTCAAGTCTGGTCGTGCTCTTGGTGAACTAGGTCACCCAGATGGTCCACAGATCAACCTTGATCGTGTCTCACACGTAATCACCAGTCTTCGCCAAGAGGGTCTGAACTGGATCGGTAAGGCAAAGTTGACAGATACTCCTATGGGTAACACTGCCAAGGGTCTCATTGAGTCAGGTGTTCGTCTAGGCGTTTCGTCTCGTGGTATGGGATCACTGCGTCTCAATAAAGAAGGTATCAACGAAGTTCAGGGTGATTTCCACCTAGCAACTGCTGCTGATATCGTTGCCGATCCTTCGGCTCCTGATGCATTCGTCAACGGCATCATGGAAGGTGTTGAATGGATCTGGGAAAACAGCATGCTGGTTGCTCACAAATCTAAGATGCAGATCGAATCGTCTGTTAGATCACGCACCTTCGAAGAACGTAAACTGCAGATCTTTGAGAAATTTCTCCACGAAATTTCCAAATCTTAATCCAATATAAATAAATAAAATTCACAAGGAGTGTACAATGTCAGATAAGGATAATATCGAAATGGAAGAGTCTGCAGGTTCAGAAACACTGAAGCCAGGTGCAGGTTCGTCCACCGTTGAAAAGCTTGCGACCTTCACATCACTACTAGCTCAGCTTAAGGGTGACGATCTTTCTCACTTCCTTAATGATGCGCTTGCACAGATCGGCAAGGAAGCAGACCTAACACCTTCAGCAACCGCTCCTGGTGGTAAGCCAGCTCTTGGCCAGATGCCACGTGCAACTCTGGGTGCTGTCAAGGAAGACATCAGCGCAATGTTCGCTGGTGAAGATCTTACAGAAGAATTCAAGGAAGGTGCATCAACACTTTTCGAAGCGGCTCTTACCGCTCGCATGAATCTTGAAACCCTTCGTCTTGAAGAAGAATTTGCTGAAGCACTTTCTGAAGAAGTCGATGGTGTCAAGGAAGAAATGACAACCAAGATCGATCAGTATCTTGACTATGTTGTTGAACAGTGGATCGAAGAAAACAAGCTCGCGATTGAAACATCGCTTCGTGCACAGATTGCAGAGAACTTCATGGATGGTCTCTATAATCTATTCGCCGAATCATACATCACCGTTCCAGAAGATCGTGTTGATGTTCTCGGTGAACTTCATGCACATATCGAAGAACTCGAAGCAAAGCTTGATGAATCGATCAACACACAACTTGAGCTTCAGTCAGTAATCGACGAAGCAACACAAGAAGCTACATTTGACGAAGTCAGCGAAGGTCTTGCTGCAACCCAGGTTGAAAAACTTCGTACACTTGCAGAAGGCATTGACTTCAACGATGTTGAAACATATGCCAGAAAGCTTAATATCATCAAGGACAAGTACTTCACCGAAGGTAAGAAGGTTGTCTCGACGGGTGTTATTACTGAAGAAGCAGAAGAACTAACTGAACAGGTTGCTCCGGTACCTGCTCATATGGCTCACTATGCTGCAGCTATTTCAAGAACTGTAAAATAATAAATAAAATACCAAACCAAGATACCAAAGGGTAAAAGGAGAATACAATGTTAGCTGAGGAAGTCCAAAATAAGTGGAAGCCCGTTCTGGAGCACGCCGATCTGCCTACGATCGAAACTGCCCACAGACGTGCTGTCACCGCACAAATTCTAGAAAACACTGAAAACGCTCTGCGCGAAGACATGCAGAACGGTGTTTCACAGCAGCTTCTTGGCGAATCGCCAGTGAACGTTGCTGGTGGCGTTTCAAACTTTGATCCAGTACTTATCTCGCTGGTTCGCCGTTCGATGCCAAATCTGATCGCATACGATATCTGCGGCGTTCAGCCAATGACTGGTCCAACTGGTCTTATCTTCGCAATGCGTTCGAAGTATGCTAACTCAAGCGCGCTTGGTGCTGAAGCATTCTACAACGAAGCAAACACAGGTCACTCGTCACGCCTCGGCGCTGGTGTTGATGCTGCTAATACTGGTGCTGCTACTGCAACATCGGTTGGTGCCAACACTGTTGGTACTGCTCCTGGTTCATCAAACAATGCTGGTAACTCAACGTACAACTACACGATGGGTCTTCTGCTTGGAACAGGCGAACTGCTTGGTTCGAACAGCACCTACATCTTCCCAGAAATGGGCTTCAGCATCGAAAAGGTTACCGTATCTGCAAAGACACGTGCCCTCAAGGCTGAATATTCGCTTGAACTTGCACAGGATCTGAAGGCAATTCACGGTCTTGATGCTGAAACAGAACTCAGCAACATCCTCTCGGGTGAAATCCTTGCTGAAATCAACCGCGAAGTTGTTCGCTCGATCATCATCACTGCCGAGCGCGGTGCTGCTGACGGTACAACAACTGCTGGTATCTTCGATCTTGATACCGATTCAAACGGCCGTTGGTCAGTTGAAAAGTTTAAGGGTCTTCTGTTCCAGATCGAACGCGAATGCAACCAGATTGCTAAGCAGACACGTCGTGGTAAGGGTAACATCATCATCTGCTCGTCAGATGTTGCTTCAGCTCTTCAGATGGCTGGTGTTCTGGATTATGCTCCAGCGCTTAACAGCAACAACCTAAACGTTGATGATACTGGCAACACCTTCGCTGGTGTTCTCAACGGTCGTATCAAGGTTTATATCGATCCATATGCAGGCACCAACTTCTTGGTTGTTGGCTACAAGGGTTCGAATGCCTTTGATGCAGGTCTGTTCTACTGCCCATACGTTCCGCTTCAGATGGTTCGTGCTGTTGATCCTAACAGCTTCCAGCCAAAGATCGGCTTCAAGACACGTTACGGCATGGCACCGAATCCATTCGCTAAGGGTACAACTGCAGCCGATACGACTGCAACTCTTGAGCAGGATTCGAACAAGTACTATCGTCGCGTTCTTGTTAACAACCTTATGTAATAAGAGTTGGTTAACCAACCACAAACTGAGGGAGGGGGATCGAAAGGTCTCCCTCCTTTTTTTATGTACAATATAAATAAACTGTGTTATAATGATCATATCAGCTTTAAGGTAATACTATAGTGGTTAAGTCAACAAACCCCAATTTCCTATCACCACTCAGTTACAAGTTCGTGTTGGCTCGTACTCCCAATCTGAACTTTAACGTACAGACGGTTCGTCTACCTGGTATGACTCTGTCATCAACAGAGACTGCCACGCCGTTTGTTTCTATTCCTAATTCTGGTAAGATTACATATTCACCACTGACTATAACATTCCGTGTGGCCGAGGATATGACCGACTATCTTGAGATCCATAACTGGATGAAGGGTCTTGGTTCTCCTACTGATTTCACCGGATATGCCAATCTACAAAACAGTTCCGCTGGACTATACTCTGATGCAACTCTTGTCATCAACAATAGTCGCCGACTTGGAAATATCTCGGCAAAGTTTATTCAGTTGTTCCCTATCGATATCTCCGATCTGCAGTTTACTACCATGGACGTTGACGTAAACTATATTGAATGTACAGTAGATTTCCGCTTCCTAAGCTACGAAATAGGTGTACTTAATTCATAATTCGTGATATAAAGGTTATTATGAAGATAGATGATATATACGTACAGTGGGAGCAAGACTCCCACATCGACCGTTCAGAACTCGGTAACGAGGCACTGAATATCCCCAAACTCCATCACAAGTACTTCAAGATCTTTACGAATGAACGTCTAGTTCTTCGTAAGTATGAAGCTGAATTCAAACAACTGAAGCTTGCTAAGAACGAGTTCTTTACCATGGGTCCTACCGAGGCAACTCATGCCAAGGGCTGGAAGCTTCCACCTCAGGGCAAAATCATCCGTTCAGACGTGAATAACTATATAGAGGCGGATCAAGAGGTGATTAATATGTCGTTGCGTATTGGTGTCCAACAAGAAAAGATCGAGCTTCTAGAATCGATCATTAAATCCCTGACAGGCCGCGGCTTCAATATCAAAGCGGCGATTGAATGGGAAAAGTTCAAGGTAGGTATCTGATGTATTTTTATCAAGCACAATGGTGGGATGATGGCAATCAGTTTGGAAAATTGCGACAAACTCGTGAAGAAGCCATTGCCGATCTGGCTGCTATGGGTTGTCCGGTAGACGAACTAGTCGACACTGGTTTACATGTGCCAATGTATGATCCTGGTATGGGATACGGCATTGCAGTCACTAGAGTTTAAGAATGGCAGATGTCCACCTAAAATTTATTAATAGTGTACACATAAAGGTATGTGCAGATCCGTCAACCATTATGGAGTTGTCGGATCAATTAACATTCTACGCCGATAACTATAAGTGGCATCCCAAGTACAAGGCCAGGATGTGGGATGGTAAGATACGGTTAGTGAATAACCTATCTGGTACAGTATATGCCGGCATGGCACAGAGAATCAAGAAGTTCTGTGATGCACGTGGATACACACTGACTTTTGATGATGAACTAGTATATGCCAACGTATCTGAACATGAATTAACTGAATTCATCAAAACTCTAAACATCCCTGAGAAGTATCAGATCCGTGACTATCAGTTCAAGGCAATTATAAAATGTATTAGATCCGGTCGTAGAACACTAGTAAGTCCTACGTCATCTGGTAAGTCTCTCATGATCTACATTGTTATGAGATGGTATCAACAACACAAAGGCCTAATCATCGTTCCTACGATCGGTCTGGTCGGACAGATGGAAAGTGACTTCAGAGATTATGGATACTTGGGTGATGTACACGTTAGTACTGGTGGTCTTAGCAAATCTAATGATATCCCTGCTGAACTTGTCATTACTACTTGGCAGTCGCTCAACAATGGCAAAAACAAAATGCCAAAGCAATGGTACGGCCAATTCGGGTGCGTGTTTGGAGATGAAGCTCACGGATGCAAGGCAACGAGCCTCGTACAAATCCTATCTAGCCTCGAAGCCTGTCGTTACCGCTTCGGCTGCACAGGAACGCTGGATGGACACGCTCTCAACGAAGCAACAATCGAAGGACTCTTCGGCCCACAGTATAGATCGACGACAACCGTCCAGTTGATGGAGGATGGACATGTTTCGAAACTTAAGATCAAGTGCATCATACTGAAGTATCCTGACGATGAAAAGAAACTGTTCCACACGACGGTTAACAAGAAGAAGAAAACCTACCAGGAAGAGATTGACTATCTGGTAAACAATGAGAAACGTAATAAGTTCCTCAAGAATCTGACACTGTCACTCAAGGGAAACAAGCTACTATTCTTCAGGATTATTGACCATGGAAAACTATTACATACCGCCATTAGTTCAGTGTCTGACCATAATGTTTTTTACATTGATGGTAGTGTATCAGGCGTGGACCGGGAAAGTATCCGTCGCGCTATTGAAGATGAGGAGAATGCTGTCCTCATTGCGTCGCTAGGAACCACATCAACCGGTGTGAGTATCAACAAGCTTCACCATATGATTGCTGCATCTCCATCCAAGTCAAAGATCAAGGTACTTCAGTCAATTGGTCGTATGCTACGTATGCATGCAGAGAAGGATGTGGCAATTCTCTATGATATAGTTGACGACCTATCATACAAGTCACAGACTAACTTTACATTGAACCATTTCTTGGAACGGTGTAAGATCTACGATGCTGAGAAGTTCGATTACGAAATTTACAATGTGAGGTTATAATGATTAGAATTTATACTTTGGTTAACGGTGAGCAAATCATTGGTAACCAAGAAAGCACTAGCGGCGGTGTTCATATTCATCACCCGTTCTATGTTATGGAAATACAAGATAAACATAGCATTATACTAATAAATGTGTGTACATTTACCGACCAACAGTATATAGTGGTACAAGATAAGCACATAGTCTTTTCAATTCCAGCCAGTGAAAGCATGACTCGTTACTACGAGGCTTTTGTAGCATCCAGCAAAAATACCGATACAACAAAGATGATCAATGCTGCTATCAAGGATATTGAGAATATGGAAGAGAATATGCAGGAGCTTATCTCTAAAAGACTCGTAGGCGGGTCAACAATCAACTAAGGATATACTATGAACGAGTCAATGCCCAACCCGGCCAAAAAGAAGAAGGCCAATAACTACATCGATAACAAGAAGTTCTACACAGAGATGGTAGTATACCGTCGACTCTATGAAGAATCTCTTGAAGCCGGTGAGAAACGTCCTCTCGTATCTAGGTACATTGGTGAGTGTATCATGCTCATTGCCACACGACTGGCAACTCGGCCAAACTTTGTCGGGTACTCTTATAAGGATGAGATGATCTCTGATGGCATTGAGAACTGTCTAGCATATCTCCATAACTTTAATCCTGAGAAGTCGACTAACCCATTCGCATACTTTACTCAGATTATCTACTACGCTTTCCTTCGTCGTATTCAAAAGGAAAAGAAGCAACTATACATCAAGCATAAGAGCTTTGAGAACAGCATGATCATGAATACGCTGGTCGACATGGCACCTGAAGATCGAACACACTACTCTGCAGCCTTTATAAATGTATCTGAGAAACTTGGTGAATTGGTGGAGAAGTTTGAAGCCAAAAACATACCAGTATCAAAGCCTAAAAAGGGCATAGAAATATTTATCGAAGGTGATGAAAATGAAGCTTAATAATATTCCAGTTTTAATCCAACAACTTGCTGAGAATGCACTGGACTTAAAGACTCCAGAACACATCCGCTACAATTATATGATTTCATTAGAAAATATTCGTGCGTATTGTGATAAGACGCTGCGTGAATACAATGATAAGAGTAAGGCTGGTCGTTAATGAAAATTGCTTTAATCACGGATACCCACTGGGGTGCACGTGGGGATAGTCCTGCGTTTGCAGAGTATTTTAATCGGTTCTACTATGATCACTTTTTTCCATATCTTGCAGACAACGGTATCACCAACATCTTCCATCTTGGTGATATTGTAGATCGTCGTAAGTATATCAACTTTGTCACTGCTCGACACCTACGTAAGTTCGTACAGCATTGTGACTCATCAGGAATTAGACTCGATGTAATCATCGGGAACCATGACACCTCGTTCAAGAATACGAATGAGGTAAACTCAATGAAGGAGCTCTTTGAGCATTCAACCTATGATATCAACTACTATGATAGCCCAACTGTTGTTAATCTCGGTGGTACCGATATCGGTGTACTTCCTTGGGTATGTTCTGGAAACTATGATGAGAGCATGGAGTTCCTACAAAATACCCCCGCACAAATCCTTTTTGGCCACCTCGAAATCGCCGGTTTCGAGATGTATAAAGGTGCAGTAAATGACCACGGATTCGAATCTAAAATTTTTGATAAATTTGATCTCGTGTGTTCTGGCCATTTTCATCATAAATCTACTCGTGGTAATATCAATTATCTGGGAGCTCCTTATGAAATGTCTTGGTCTGATTATAATGACAGTCGGGGATTTCATATATTTGATACGGAAACGAGGGAACTGACATATATTCAGAACCCACTGAAGATGTTCAATAAGATCCACTATCATGACCAGGATAAGACTCTGGATGAACTGATGAATGTCGACTGGGATTATTACAAGGGGTCATATGTCAAACTGATCGTCCACACCAAGACCAATCCTTACTGGTTCGATATGTTCGTTGACAAGATCGAGAAGGCTGGTGTGCTGGATCTGCAGGTCGTGGATGATAACCTGAACCTTCAGATGGAGGACGATGGCGATATTGTCAACGAGGCCGAGGATACACTTACGGTTCTGAGCAAGGTTGTTGACCAAGTTGAGTCACGAGTCGATAAAAAAGTGTTGTACAATTTCCTCAGTTCACTGTATAATGAAGCTTTGAGTGTGGAGTAATCATGATTCTATTTAAAACTGTTCGTTGGCAGAACATGCTGTCGACCGGCAACCAGTTCACAGAGGTGGCACTGGATCGTAGTAAGTCAACATTGATCGTCGGGGAAAACGGGGCTGGTAAGTCTACGATCCTCGACGCACTGTCGTTTGCTTTGTACGGTAAGCCGTTCCGTAACATCAATAAGCCACAACTCGTCAATTCTATGACACAGAAGAATTTAGTTGTAGAATGCGAGTTTATGGTGGGATCTAAGCATTTTTGTGTTAAACGCGGCATTAAACCTCAAATCTTCGAAATCTATCAAAATGGTGAAATGATAAATCAAAATTCATCCGCCAGGGATTATCAAGAGTATCTTGAGAAGAGTATTTTGAAATTAAGTTTCAAGAGTTTTGGCCAAATTGTCATTCTCGGCAGTGCAAATTACTTGCCGTTCATGCAATTGCCTGCACATGCTCGCCGTGAGGTCATTGAGGATCTTCTGGATATCCAGATCTTTACTACGATGAACAACCTCCTCAAGGAGAAGATCACTACTAATAAGTCAGCAATCACTGATACCGACTACCAGATCAACCTGATTGAGAATAAGGTTGAGATGACCCTAAAGCATATCAACTCACTGAAGACCAACAACGATCATTTGATCCGCCAGAAGGATGAGATGATCAAGGAGATCGATACGCTGGTGTGTCAGGCAGAACATGACATTGCCGTGCAGAACGGTATCCTAGATACACATTCTGCTAAGATAGCAGATGCCGAGAAGGTCGCGAACAAGAAGTCAAAACTGGTAGAGTTGGAGAGTCAACTTGAGAGCAAGGTACGTACTCTCAAGAAGGAGATTCGGTTCTATCACGACAATGACAGTTGCCCGACCTGCCGACAGGGAATCGACCACGACTTCAAGAACGAGACAGTTACAGATCGCCAGTCTAAGGAACAGGAGATCACTGATGCCTTGGTCAAGATTGAGGATGAGATTACCACAATCAATACTCGTATTGCTGAGATCACTGCAATCAATAAGGAGATCACGGCTATTAACACAAAGATCACCGAACTCAACTCTGACATCCGATCGTGGAATTCTAGTATTTGCACACTAGAACAGGAGATCAAGAATCTTAAGAAGAACACGACAGTCATTGATGAGAGCAAGGAAGATTTGCATGTACTTAATAGCCATCTTATTGTACAACAGAAGTACAAGGAAGAACTGGCTAATGAGCGGTCGGTGATTGAGGTTGCCGGTGTTCTACTTAAGGACTCTGGCATCAAGACCAGAATTATTAAGCAGTACGTTCCCATAATGAACAAGCTTATCAATAAATACCTCGCGGCCATGGACTTCTTTGTCCAATTTGAATTGGATGAAAACTTCAATGAAAAGATTAAATCACGTTTTAGAGACGAGTTCTCTTATGCATCTTTCTCCGAGGGCGAGAAAAGTCGTCTTGATCTTGCTCTTATGTTTACCTGGAGGGCTATTGCTAAGTTGCGTAATTCTGCTTCCACCAATCTTCTTATCTTGGATGAAGTCTTCGACTCGTCATTAGATACCTCTGGTAATGACAATCTTATGGATATACTATCAAATATAACAGATGGAAATATCTTTGTTATTAGTCATAAAGGTGATCAGCTCTATGATAAATTCCATTCTGTTATTAAATTTGAAAAACATAGCAATTTTTCAGTAATAAAACAAGAGAAACAAGAGAAAGTATAAATAGTAATGTAAGT